TAGGCGAGCGACTTCTTCTCTTTGGCGTAGAAGGTGCGTGCTTGCAGGATTTCCCGGTCGCCGGTGGTTTTGGCATGGGGCAACAGATAGTCATAAGCCTCGCACAAAAAGCCGCACGATCCCGCCGCCCCGTCGTAGATTTTTTGGCCGATGCGGGGCTTCACCACGTTGATCATCGCCCGGATCAGCGGGCGCGGAGTGTAATATTCCCCGCCATTTCGCCCCGCGTTGCCCATGTTCTTAATTTTGGCTTCGTAGAGGTGCGAGAGTTCGTGTTTCTGATCCTGCGAGCGGAATAAAAGTTCGTCGATGGCGTCAATCGCATCGCGCAGCGAATAGCCGTTTTGAAACTTGTTCCTGATCTCGCCGAAAATCTCGCCGATCTTATATTCGATGGTATCGGGACTGATCGCCCGCCCCTTAAACCCTTGCAGATAGGGGAACAGCTCGCGATTGACGTAGTCGATCAGGTCCGGCCCGGTTAGCGCCCGATTGTGGTCCAGTCTGCCGCTGGCATCCTTGGGCGCAGCCCAGCGGCTCCAGCGATGCGGCGCGTCGATGATCGACGTGTAAGCCACGCCGCGCAGCTCGGCTTCCGTGGCGCGGCTGGCCTCTAAGTCATCGAGATATTTCAGGAACAGAAGCCAACTGGTCTGTTCGGTGTAATCCAACTCGGAAGCGCAACCGGCTTCCTTGCGGAGAATGTCGTCGATATTTTTGAAGGTCTGTTCGAACATGTGAATAGCTAAGGGGCGTCGCCGCCGTTGGGCAAGGGCAAGGAACCTGTTTTCAATGTCACCAGCATCCGTCAATGCTGCCGAGGACCACATGCGCCAGAACATGTCTGTTGTGGTGGAAAACATGTCCGAAGCGATTGCCGCGATCCAAGCCGCCCATCTGGCGGAAACGGAGTGAGGGAGAATGATTGAGTTATACGGATTTGGGAATGATCCGCCAGAGGGCAACAAGGAGGCAATTGCTCTACTTGATGCTCTTGCCGAGGCGCTAGACGCGCACAGGCGGCTTCAGGAGAAGATGGAGAGCGTACCTTAACAGCCGCGAGATGAGGATTTTGCGGGACCATGCAAGCGAGTGGGGCGCGTCATGGGATAACATCCGCTGGCTTCCTTAATGCCCCGCCCTCTCACCGCATGAAGCTAATATGGGAAGCTATCCAAGCGGGTCAGGATTATACACGAGCTGTTCTATGAACGTATACAGCGCCGTGTTTTCAAGCTTCTGCGGGGTAGCCACAGACCATCCTACAACGTGGCATGGCCTGTCTGTGTCAATGTGAACATAGACGGGACCGAACGTGGTGGGGATTTTAATTGTGTTTGACGGAATCCGCTTCATTTTACCGCCTTCAGCTTTGGCGCTTCCTCTGGCGGGAAGCCCTCGGACAAAATCTTGTCGATCTGGAACCAGTGCTCAATCCATTTGTGAGCAAACCCGCCCTCGTTTGAGACCACATAGTTTAGAGCGTATGCGCGTCGGGCTTCGGCTTTATCGGTTTCATCGCGGAGGAACAGATACCCCGGAATGTCGGGAATCTGCATTTCCGGCGCGACTTCTAAAACGTCATCGCCTAGGTCTTCCCAGCCGTCATCCGTGCCGCTCATGCCGCTTTCCTCCGCTTCCATTTCAGGAAATCCGCACCTTCCGCAACATCAGGAATGACCGTAATCAGCCGCGTGTCGTCATCAGCAAATCTTGGGTCAATGATGGTGACGCAGGCTGGGAAGGCGTTCTGATCCGGGAAGCCGTTTTCCTCCACATAGCGGTCAAAGACTTTGTATCCAGCGCAGCGGATCGACCAGGACAGAAGCCCTGTAGCAGGGTCTTTGAGAGGCCCGCCGACGAACGATGTATGCTTATGGCCGCAGGTCAGCATATGGTCACGCCAACCGCCCTGCACGGCCTTCATGGGGCCATGCGCCGGATTCCACATGGAGTTGCCAGAGAAGTCATGCCGGGCATTGATGCGGACGGCTTTACCGTTTGGGAATTTCAAATTGATACGAACGCCGGAATAGTCGAAGGCGGTTTGCGCCTGACCCATGATCCATTTGAGCGGGTCGCCCGTTCCGCTCCATGCGTCATGATTGCCGCCCACGAGATATAGCCAGTCGATGTAATGGCACATCCACTCTACAAGCTGCCACGCTTGGGCAGATGACGTGCCTTGCTGTGCCCATAGCCGGGCAAGTCGGCCTATCCAGTTATTTGATAGATCGCCCAAGTTAGCCCCGAAAAGCCCCTCGGTTTTCTTCACGATCTGCATGTGATCTTCGAGCAGGCCAATATCCGTCCCGTCATCGTCTACGTGCGGATCACCGAAATGGACGATGCCGATAGGGCCAATCAGCCTTACGCGCACATCACGGAGGCGCTTAGCCTCTTGGTGCGCTCGCTTGGCCTGGAATTGTTTCTTGCGGAAGGCAATCAATTCTTCGCGGGAGAGATGCTCGCTTGGGATCGGTGCGACTTCAAACTGAGGCTTATTGAGCGTTACGTTTCGACGCTGGGCAATCTTGAGCCAGTTTTTTACGGTCGTACCGGGTTTACCCATTGCCCGGGCTGTTGCCTCTGCGTTGCTTCCGCTTGCCTCGTAAGTCCTTAGAACATCCCTGAGGAAGTCATCGGAAACGTGGGCCATGGGCGTCACCGCATGAACGTAATATGAGACGCTATCCACACCGCCGCCGCTCCAAAAGCGCCGATGATAGCATATAGGGCTTTCCCAAATTTGACCGCCCCGGCTTGCTGATTAAGGTTCTGGATCAGTAGCTTCATATCCGCGCGTACCTCGTCCATGACAAGGCGGCTCTGGGTCCATCGTTCAGTGCATAATATCTCATGGGCTGTTTGCTTGGTTTCCACCGCGCGGGCCATATCCTTTGCCTCTTGGGCCAGATCGAAGGCGTCATCTATTTTATCGTTTGTCATGCCAGAGGCTCAGCCTTCCGCGGTTGAGTTTTTGATAGCTGCCAATGGCCGGGACAGACGGTTCATTTTGCGGTAGCCGTCCCTCTTGGCCTTATTTTTTACATGCCTGCACTGCCGCTCTCAGCGCCCTGTAATCCCCGATAGCCATAGGCCACACAGAATCCGCTGGCGCTTTTTCGATCTCATCCGCAAGCTTGTCGCTGTACGTCTTAGGATACGATTTCAACGCCAACAGATCGCAGCCATTATAAACCTTCATTGCGCAACCGCTGCACAAGATCATCGCGACTAACAGGAGCATTGGCTTGCGCATCGTTGATCCTCTTTGCGGCATCGTTGAGAGCGTTCGCGGTTTCGAGTTTGACCGCATTAGAGCCGCTACGGCGGGCTGCCAGCCAGATTATCCCGGCTGACAGTCCGAGTAAGGCGAGGAAGGCGATGGCCGCTGTCATGCGCCGTTTTTCGCGTGGAAGACCTGAGACCACACCACGCCGACAATGGCGATGACGCCGCCGACAATCGACTGCCACTGAGCGTCAGGGAGGATAACGCCATGAGCGGCAAGAGCCGTACCACCGATCTGCATAAGGGCGCGAACGAGTGAACTAATTTGGTCCGAGTTCATATTCTATCTCCTATCGTTGCTCGCTTCCGGCGAGTGCGGTATAAGGGTCCTGCCCAGATCCGCAGCCGCCTCGGTGGTTCCGTAGGGTCGCCAGGTGAAAGCCGCTTCGGGTAAATAAAGACGGCGGCTTTCATCACCCTTCCAGAAACAACGCCGCTTCAAGAAACCGCCTGCGGAGAAGGCCCTTAACTTCCTTGCCGCCTGCTTGGTCCCATCTAACAAATTGCTTTGCCGCGTCGATCACCTGCCCATTGTTGAGCAGCGCGAGCAGCGTGGACCTAAGAAAAGCCCCTTCCCCCACGTTGTAGGCAAATGACGCCAAAGCGGCGCACTGGCTATCTGTGATAGGGGTTTTTACAGCCCGCCTAACGGTAAGAATGACGCCGCTTAAGTCCTTCAAAAGCCGCGTATCGGCCTGCTCTTGGGTCCACACGGTATCGGGCTTAATGTCGGGGCCTGTGCTTCCCCAGCCGCAAGTCATAACCCCGGCAATATCACCGTAAGCCTCAAGCCTGCACCCTTCCCTCTCTTTGATAAAGCGGGAGGCGGTTTCAAGGGCGAGCATGGTCATGCTATTTTGCAGGGACGGTTCTTCATTAAGCAGCCGCCATGTAGCAGCCGGACAGAACGATGACCGTTGTCGATGCCGTAAAGTCAGCATCGGTAAACCCTGTTGCAGAAATGTTATCGCCCGTCTGTTGCATGCTGATTGTGGTTGCGTTTTTATCTACGTATCCTGAGACCTGCGTATAGCCAGCAGACAAGTTCAACATGTGATGGAAGACTGATAGCGGCCATACTGGGTCAATATTAGCTGACGTAAATGGCAATCCACCGATGAACAAAGTTCCCACGCTACTGCCCTTAGCGCCCATTGTTATTTTGAGGTTGAAGACAACTAATTTTCCGACCTTGATATAGTTTCCCTGCGCCGCCAACAGAGACCCGCCTGTAAACGAGCCGCCGAATGTCAGAGACGGCGTAAAAGTGCCCTCCGCGTAGGTGCTCAGCGTATTTGACCCACCACCAAGCTTTACCCCTTGCGCAAAGGGGATGGCGACTGTTGTGGTGCTTTGACCATCCCTGCAGATACAGTTGGAAAGGCCGGTCGCCATGCCGCTCATTTCCGCGTCCATACGATCTGCACGGATTTTAATGCCGGATGCGGCGTCGTTAACCCAGTTGTAGAGACGGTTGAACGTTCCCGAGCCGTTAAAGGCCATTGGCAACTCCTGATTTGGTGCTAAGGTATGAAAATGATCGATTGGAGCGACGCGCTAAGAATTGGCTTGGGATCTGCCCTTGCGCCTCTGCTGTGGGCTCCGTTTCATCGGAACCGGGATTACTTCAAGAAGCGTGGATTACGGGCCGATTGGCGTCCCAGCAAAACTGTCCGTGAGAGCGCGCCCAGCGGGGATGGCCCCGGCGCGCCCGCTCGATTGGAGCAACGCCGAGACGAGATCGTTATAAGGCGCGGGCGTTGAAACTGCCGGAACTCCGCGGCGCATAAGCTCTGAAGCCAAGCGTGCATTGCGAGCGGTCGCATAAGTGGCAACCTGCCGGCCTGCCTCTCCCGCGATGGGAAGTCCGTAGCCTCCAAGCGAATGCGCAAGGGTAGCGCTCACCACGCCGCGGGGGGCGAACTTTCCGACGAAGCGCATCACATCGGCAACAGGGCCACCTTCCGCCACTTTGCGGATTGCGTCTTGTTCTTCCGCCGAGAGGCCGCGCATCTTCTTGTCGTTCATGGCGAAGTTGCGGAACTCTGTCCGCAAAGCGTTTTCAAACCCAGACCCTGAGAATTGGCTGGAGCGGGTTTCCGCGCGCCCGATGAGGTTTTCGACTGTCTCGCCTTTGCGCATACGCGACCATGCATCGCGTGCGGTCTGAAGCAGTGGGATTTTGCTTTCGTCGCCGCCTACCAAATCTTTGGACGTGAGGCCCTCAACATAATCGTCCAAGGCATCTTTCATCTGATAAGCGATGCGGCGGTCATCCCGCGTCGGCCCGCCCGCGGCCATGCCGATAATGCGGCGAAGGCGCTCGATGCCATCAAGAGTAATATGATCGCCTTGGACTTCTTGGAGGCGCTCGATTGCGCGGTTCGACATGGGCGTCAGGATCGGATCAAGCCCCTCGTCCACGGCCTTGTCGCGCATAGCTTTCACGGCGTCACCGAAACTCGTCTTGTCCACAATTATGCCTGCATCTTTCGCGCCCTTATAGGCCGCATTGGCTGTCGTGCGCAGTTCGTCAATGGTAGGTGCGGCCTCTGGCGCTTTGCTCGTGAGCGCTTCGACACCCTTGCCCACGCCATATCCTAGCGCCCCGCCTGCGCCTCCTAGGCCGGTGTTAACGAGCTTCTGGCCCATGTCGCCGCCCTGAGTAGGCTGCATAGCTCCATATGCTGCACCCTGCCCTACGGCTTCTGGAAGCGATGTAGCAGCGGGGAAAAGCTTATTGACGGGAGACGCAACATTGCCCGCAAGCTCAAACCAGTCGAAGCCGTTTTGCCCTGATCGTGCGCGGTAATCGTCCTTCCATTTCTTGATCGCGTCCGCGACTTTATCGCCGGATTTTGCTTTATCCATGAGCCAATCGCTGACCGGATTCGGCGCAAGTCCGCCCGCTGATGCGAGAAGTCCAGCCCCGCCGTACATAGCATGATCCAGCATGGAGTTGAGTCCGAGGAGCGGAGATGCAGCGCCATAGGCTTCGCTGGCCGTATTAGCGAAGGTTTTGTTGTGCAGGAAATCGGGTTGGCCCTGTGGCTGCTGCACAGCCGGGTGCGACTGCAACATCTGCAAAAGCTGGTCTGTCGGGATTTGTGACAGATCATCGCTCATTATTTGATTACCCCACGGCGGCGGAGTTCATCGACAATTGCTTGGGGGTCTTGCTGCTTACCACCACCCCAATTGGCCTGCGGCCCTCCTGGCGCTGCTAATGGGACGCGCTGGTTCGCAGGAACCTGCGGTGCGGCAGAGCCTTTCGGGGGGTGATATGCGGCACCGAATAGTTTGTAATAATCGACATTAGCCTTGTCGATTGCATCTTGCAGAACTTTACTGTTTTTCACAGCGCTCATCTTCACGCTATCGGCAATGGCTTTCACGCTGCCGGAATTGACGCCCTGTGAGATAACGTTTTCAGCCGCCCTGAAATCATCCGGGTGCGGATCGGGCGTACCATTCTGCGAAAGGTGCCCGCCAGCAACCGCGTTGTACCCTGCTAACTCTTGGCGATAGCGCGCAAGTTGATCTGCCACCTGAACGGCAAGAGGATCATTCACTTGTTTGCCGCCCCATGCCGCAATGACATTGGCGAAGTTGACCCTACCGCGATATGCCTGGTCGAGAATTGGTTGCAGATTTTCGGCGCTGCCCTGCAATTCGTTTTCAAGAATGCCCGCTTGATTATTCCGCTGAATGTTCTGCTGGAGAATATTGAACGCCGCCGCAGCCTGCGGCTTCAGAGTGTCGATGTTCTTCCCGTTCTTAATGCCCCAATCCTGCAATTCCTTATTCGCCATCATCTGTATGCCAGCGCTTCGTCCAGTGAGCCGTCCAGTGGCATTGGCAATAGCCGTCTCTGAAAGTCCGGTCTGTGCAGACAAATTGTTGCTGTTGGGGTCCACCTGAATATCGTTGGCCCCTCCGGTCAGATTTGCTGGAGCCCAACCACTTGGCGCATTTGGATCGCGCACGAGGAATGTACCGCCAAGCCCAGCAGGAACCGGCCTATTCGCCTGATCTTGTTCGGACTTCGCCGCTTGTGCCTCAGTCGCAAGGTTATGCCGTTTCGCCTCTGCCCGCCCCTGGAGCGCGAGATTGTAATTCCGCGACTGCTCCATGGCGGTATCAACGCCAGCCTGGGCTTTATCGAGTTCGCCAAGATCAAAGCGGCGTCCACTTTCGGCCTGCGTCTGATTGAAGCGGTCTTGCTCGGCCTTCATCATCGCCTGCTGATAAGGCGTAATCGGCTCATTCGCCTTCGCCTCGTTCTGCATCCGGCTCTTGATCGCCTCCGCCAAGAGCGGCCCCGCGAACTTCATGTCGCCGGTCTTTAGCGCCGCCTGCACCATGTCATCCGACGTAGGCTGCACCATGTGGCCCGCTTGGTCAGCCACATTCCCCGGCATCTGGTTGTCAATCATGGCCTGTTGGGATTGCGCGTCGAGATGCGGCTTCATAGCATCCGCCAGCATTTGCGCGCGGACCTGGTCTAGCGTGTTCTGCTTATCGAGAGCACGCTTCTGCATGTATGCGCCAAGGATTTGGCTACCCATGTTCGCAATGCCTGTAACAGGCGAATAAGGGATTACCTGCGTTCCCGCCATTGCATTGGGCTTGGGAGGCTCAAACTGGCTGCCCTGCATGATCTGGGCGAGCATTTGAGCCTTGTTCGCTTCACGCTGTGCGGCAAACGGGTCGAATGTTGTATCCATTAGCGTACTATCCCGTAATTAACGACATAGAAACCATCATCGCCAAGAATGACTGCTTCGGGCTGCACTTCCATGACTTCGTCGGCCATGACGCAGATCTAAAGAACATCCACGCCAAGCCCGCCCGGCGTCGTGCTGATGCGGCGGATGTTGTCTTTCACAAGATTGCAGCTGCGCCGAGCTGACCACCTAGCCCGAACAAGCTCTGCATCATGGCGTTCTGGGATGCCAGCTTCGCGTTGTAGGCGTTCATCTGGTTGTTGTAGCCATTCTGTGTAATGTCAGCCACATTTGTTCCGGCCATATTAGCGGTCGGCGTATTCGGGAAAACTGGCTGGCTCACCTGAGAGCCCGTCATAAGCGCATTGTATTCGTTCAAGGGCTGATTGCGCTGCGCAATGAGCTGCGAAATATACTGATTGCGCGCGTTGTTGGACAGTTCAGCGTTCTGCAGGCCTTGGCTGAATTGCGTATTGGCCTCGCCGACCCCCTGTTGACGCGCATTCGTAGCCAAGCCCGCATTGGTAATGTTCTGGTTAAAGATGTTGTTCGCGTCCGATACCCCCATGGAGTGGGCTTGGTTACCGAGCGCCGCATCCTGTGCCGCTTGGCCGAATAGCGTATTTTGCTCAGCAAGGCCCGCCGTCATCGCCGCGTTCCGAGCGCCCTGATAGGCTTGGTTCTTGCCCGCGTTAAACTGGTCTATTGCATTCCGGTAGGCTTCCGAACCCTCGTCAGTGATGCCCTGATTGGCAAGGCGATTGCGCAAGGCCGCTTCGTCACGCTGGAATTGCGGGTCCAAATATTGAGTTTGCGTGCTGTAGGCCGCGTCCTGTGCTTGCTTGATCGCATTCGCGGTCGTCTGCCCATCTTGGTAGACGCTGGAGCGGATTCCAGGAGCGCCCGAATAATCCGAGGTCGGAACGCTTGTTGGCATTGATGGCAGCCCGGAATAATTGGACTGCGGAACGCCGCTTTGTAGCGATGGAGCCCCGCCAAGGCTGAAGGGCTGAGAATAGGCGTCATTGACCTGTCCCAACATGCCTTGTCCAGTATTGGCTAAGGCAATATCACCTTGCTGGGCAAGATCAAATTTCTGCTGTTCGGTCGGGGAGAGGGTAATTGATTGCGAGTATTGCGGCGTGCCGTCAGGGTTCGTGCCCGTCACGGTGTAATCGAGATTGCCCCATGGAGTGCTTACGGGAACGCGGTTCAATTCCGCATTTGCGATCGCCGTTGAAAGATTGGACGCGGTTTGCGCCTCCGCCGTCTTTACGGGATCGGGAGGCGTGGGAGCCTTTGGAGTTGATTTCATGGCAGATACCTACATTCCCGCTTGAGGAGTCCATAAAGTAGAAGATCGTCGCCGGTGTGCCACGCTTCTCGAATGCGGCCTTCGGATTTAAAGCCCAAGTGCTCAGACAGCCGAATGGAGCGAGAATTGCTCGGGAGTATCAGGCTTGAAACACGCCTAACCCCCAACTCAATGAATGGGTAATAGAAAAACGCTTGCAGCGCTTTTCGCGAAAGCCATGGCTCGCCATGTTCGGCGGCAACGTGCATACGGATGTCGACGCTAGGCGTCCAATTGGAATAGCCAACGCCTGCAATCAATCGCCCGTCACGCTCAACGCCGATGCACTTGCAATCATCAAGCGGGCTTCCGATGCGAATTGCGATCCATGCCGCCAATTCTGGTTGACGGTCAAAGACGAGACGCCTCACTTTCAGAGTATCCCGCCCGGCTCGTAAACGTAGTCAATCGAATGCAGCTTCGCCGTGATGGACTTAGTGCTCATCGAGATTGTCGGCGTGACCGCAAAGCCAGTGCATGGAAAAGACTGCCAAAGGCGTTGCACCTGATCCGACACCGCCCACGGGCTTGTGTCCCATGGGGCCAAGTCCCACGTCGAGCCTTCACCCGTTGAGGTAATGTCGCTTAAACCCAACGCAGGGGTGGCAAAGTCTGTATTGGCCGAGATCCGCGCAGCAAGCGTTCTACTGGTTTGGAAAACCGGGCGGATCATCGTCCACAGCTTCGTGCCGCGCGTGCCGAAATACGAATAGGCCGGGGCCACGTTGCTGTTGATGTATGAGCCATTGTCGTCATCGCCGGTATCGCACTGGTAAACAGCCGTCGATCCACCGAAGAATAGATTGTCTCCCATCTCTGAGAAACAGCAGGCATTCCAGCCAGTAAACTTGCACCAAGCGCCTGTGATGGTGTTCATCACATACTGATATTGGGTATTATTCTCCACCTGCGGGACGTTGATAATGATTTTGTTCCCGATTGGGTAGAGGATGCCTTGCCAACCGAAATTTGCCGAATAGCTCTGAACGTCTGAATTAACGAGGTTTAGGATTTTGTAGGAAAGCTGCTTAGAAAGGTTGTCGCGGTTGCTCATTAACAGCGAAGAGAACGGCGTAAACCCGTCCGCGCAAATGATGATAGTGTCGGCCCCGTAGCGGAAGAAACAGCGTCGTCCGATGGGTCGTCCGAGCCGATACCGGCCAACAATCCCGAACACACCCGCAACAGCCGGGTCAGTCCCGCGATAGACAAGCAACTCGCCCTCGCTAGACAAAAACCCGATATAGTCATCAAGCGAGGAAGCATTATCGATGCTCATCGTGATAATGGATTGCAGATAGCCGCCCAACTTAAACTCGGCGCCGAAGTCGATAGATTGCGCCGCACCGCCGATGCTGGACGTAGGCAGATACCAAGCCTTCATGGTCCCGTCTTGAACGAACCAAATGCGGCTTTTCCATACTGCCGGGCTGCGGAGCGTTGTGGTCGTAACGCCTGTAATCGCAGGCACCGAAACGCCATCCACCGCAACCCAGTTCGTCCCGTCATAAAGCCGCGGCTTATCTACAGCATTGCAAGCGTACATATACTGCCCGGCAGACGTGCCAAAATTGACGCTTTCCCATCGAGCGTTTGTAAGTCCGCTTTGCACCGCAGCACCAACCGCGCCTGCGGTCGTAGCGTTATAGAAAGCAGTCCCGGAGGCCGCGAACATCTTGCGAGAAGATGCCCCGCTGTAGATCATCAGGCTTTCAACCCAAGAGCTGAAGCCTGTCACGTAAGCGGTCATCCCGTTCCGCACCTGGATATAGGACGGATACGGAAACCAGTTCTCCATGAGAATGGCGTCTGTGGGCGGCATGTTCGCAATGGAGTCGCGCGCATTCAGGCCGCCGACCGGAGCCGGAATGGACGTTACCCTGCCCAAGCCTCCCCGCTGCTTGTCCAGCGGCGTGCCACTGCGTTGGCGAGCGAAAGCGGAGACCTTAGCCATGAGCGCGCCAGCAACCGCTTGGCATCTTTTCAATCTTGGTCAGCAACCGAGCCTTTGCGCTTTCAGCGTAAGTCATCGATCTAGCTTCCAAAGCCCGAATCCGGAACATTCTGGTTATTGAGTAGACGCAGCCCCGATGCCGAAGCATTCAACGGGAGCGCCCTAGCGCCTCCGGCACGGCTTCCGGCACGCATGGCCTGCGCTTCATAGGCGGCGCGCTCTTCGGCGTAGGGGAGCCCCTTAGCGGCTTTCCAGCGCCATTTGACACCGAGAATAAAGCTATCCTCGTCCAGAAGGTACGTGTCAGTATCTGCCGCCCATTCGGTCTGAAGCGTGCCGCCCGAAGATGTACACCAGGTGTTTGTAATATACTCGGTGACGAGCGTGTAACCGTTCTCCTGCGCGCTCGGGACGGGATCAATATAGAATTTACCGCCCATAATACGGAAGCGGCGGCGCGGGCCTGTCGGAGAAATGCCCGACTTTAAGACCTGCCATTCCTGAGCATCGAGAGGGCCTAAAAGCTGCCAGCGGAAGTTACGATCCCACTGGGTCTGAGAGAGGAAAAACTGCCAATCCGAGGGGAAGTCATAAGCGACCTTCCCGAAGCTAACAGAGGTTCCGGTGGCCGTGACGGTAGCGGGCTGATTGATAACCACGCTATTGACGCCGACCGATGTCACCACCGAAGCGTTGGGAACGCCGTTCATAGTCACACCGTATCCGACCTGAACCCCCGATACGCTGGAGAGGCCGCTAATGGTCGTAGAGCCGGACGTGGTGTTGCCCGTGTAGCTCCCGACCGAGACAAGCGAAATAATCTGCTCGCCTCGCATCTGAGGCCACCCGCCCCACGGCGTGCCCATCGCAGCAAATTCCTTGCCCTCCCGGTTAGAGAGGGCAAGCAATTGCTTTACCTGATTGTCAGTATTGCCGAAGATAAACGTTGGCGTCGGAATGCCAAGTTCGTCCGCAACATTACCGAGCAAGGTCAGGAGGGATTTAGCCATTACGCGCTCAGCAGGCCGATGTAGTCGGTGCCATTGATACAGACAAATTCGGCGTTCTTATTGGCCGCGACGGAAACGCCCGCATTGGCCGAGCCATTGTTGATCTTGCCACCTGTGGGCGGATAGACCGTCAGCGCGTTCGCGCCATAGTTTACAACCAATATATTATCGCCAGCCGAAACAAGCGTGGAGCCCGGCAGGATTGTGCCGGTTGAAGCCGCAACGGTCGTGAAAATGTTGACATCGTCGCTAATAGCCAGCGCCGTACCCTGCGTGGAGCCGCTAGCGGTAAGGGTGTTCGTGACAGTTCCGACAGTTACCTGCGCCATCATCGGCGGCGTTCCCACGCCCATCATTTTCGCTTTAATCATGGCTTATTCTCCTTCTTCTTTGCGCTTGGAGCGCTTCTGAGAGTGTTCGATAAAAAGCGCCTTTTGCGCTTCAAGGTCCGCCTTGAGGCGTTCAATCTCAGCCTGCATCGACGTGACTGCCGCGCCGCCGTTCGCGTTCTCAAGCCATTTTTGGGCCGTTGAACGTAACTCGCGGAAACCCATACCAACCGTGTGACCTGCCGAATCCGGGATATTGGCCAACTGCTCCACGGTGTGAACGTTGATCGCTTTGAGTTCCAAAACCTGGGCCTTGGAAAGTGGGGGATATTGCTCAATCGGTGTGCCGGTATGGGATTGGACGTTCTGACGCTCGAATGCGGCCCATTGGCGATGAAATCGGTCTTTGTCATCTTCCTGAATGGGGCGAAAAATTTCGCGGGTCTTGTCGCCGGGAAAGCGGATGTGAATGTACGGACGATCTTCATAAATCTTGCGGCCCGCTCCGGTGCTTTTCGCCTCCATGAAAACGGGCTCCATGACGAACTCAACAATCAAGCTTGCATCCGATCCGTGAGACACATCGTAGTTATTCCCACGTTGCGTAATTGTCGGCGAAACCAAGTCCACGCAGTCCTCTCCTTTGTTAAGCCGCGACGTAGATCACATCGTTATTGATGCGTTCCGCTACGCGGTATCCATATGAGGCAAGAAATTCCAAAATGTCGGCGTCCTCGCTGCCGTAGCGGCGCGAAAGGCCCTTTTCCTCGGTCACGATAACGGGCTTGTTTTTCGCGATAGTTTCGCGAGCACCCTTTAGGGCCTTGAGTTCGTAGCCCTCAATATCAAGCTGGATCAGATCGCAGTCTGTAAGCTGCATGTCGTCAATGCTGACCACGTCGATTGACGTTCCGGGCTTGGCATAATGCGCACCACAATTCTCAGCATCACGCTGCAAGTCGATTGTCTCGGGCTCAAAGCCGAGCGCCATGTTGAAGCGCTCAATGTTTAGATCGTTCTCGGTGTTGCGTTTAAGACATTCGAAATTCAGAGGATCGGGCTCAAACGTGAAGACCTTGCGGAAGTGGCCAGCGAACTCATGCGGCCAGATGCCGACATTGCCGCCCGCCTGCACCACCACGTCACGCTTCGGGACATAGTGGAGGATGCGGGGGATATCATTCTTTTCACGGTTCAGCGCTGGGGCTGCGTATTGGTCCTTATTAGGCCACCATATGCCATCGATAAGCTTTAACTCGCCGTCAATTGCACCCGGAACCATGAGTTTAGCGATATGGGGGATAAGCCCCGTGCCATGAACGTGTATTTCGCATCCCATACCGACAAGCTGAGGAATTAGGCCCTTGAAGTCGTCGGCCTGGGCAATCATCCACGGAGCGCAACGGAACGTCTGCCCGCCAACAATTGTCTCGATAATGCGCTCGCCATCGTTAAGCGGTTGCTTGTAGGCGTGGTTCTCATCGCCCTCATAGCAACTGTCGAAGCCGTATAGGTGAATCTTGCGATATCCGAGGACGTAAGCAATAACGATGGCGTGCAGCCCTGCCGTGGTGCCGCCGCCGATGTAAATCATGTCCTTTTCATTCGGCTCCATTTCCGGCGTGAGAAGCTGAAAGCACGTCAACCGATCTGCAGCCGCGTCGAGGACGGATGGATCGCACTGGGAGGCAAAGAAGCAATCCGCGAGCACGATGCCGGGCAGAACAAAATCACAATTTTCCGGGCGCGCATCAGAGATAACTTGAGCGTTAACGCAGAGGCCATGGGTAAGCAGGAACTTTGCCGCGTTATTGATGCCGAATACCGCCGCACCGCCACGGGCACGTGCCGCAATCGACGGCAAGTCCACCTTCATGGAAGGCCCGCCCGCAACAATGAGCGCTTCGCCCTCGTGCGGCTCTGAGGCTTTCAACCATTCCGCGCCGCGCGCTTTCGTGGACGCGATGTTGGCCTTGATGGTCGCAAGCGGAACGTTGGGATTAAAGACAAGGCTTGCGCTTACACCGCCGCCGACCTTCCACACATACGGCACCCAGTCGCCGCACTCATGCGGACGGGGCTCACCGTGGAAAACGACAACGTTTGCGCCTTTGGGAATGCCGAGGCTTGCATGGACTTTATAGGAGGCAAATTGGCCGGGATAGAGGTCTTGCCAGATGTCAACGCATTCGCACATGACCTGCTCAATGACGAACTGGTCACCTTCCGGGAAGTCTTGCGGGCAATCTGCCGCCGACCATGCATCCCAAACAATTTCAGGCACTGAGACGCGCCACGACATGACGGACGATTGCAGCCCGTCAGGCCGGTAAAAGTCGCGGAGGATGGCAAAGTCGCCGCGATAAGACGCGATCTCATCGAGCGGCCCCGTAATAACGGTATCCAAATCGAAATACAGAACTTGGTCGCCATCGGGGAAAAGCCCCGGCTTGAACAGGGCAATCTTATTCCACCAACCATTCAAGCCAGGATGAGGTAACGGCCTCGTTGCAATAGAGGGGGAAAGGCCGCTGATGTCGTCAGTAAAGCACGTAAAATCGCCGTCGAACCCCTCGGGCAAGTTTCGGGACACCATGTCGTAAAGGATGTTTACGTATTCCGGGCCGTACTTTGTGCCAGCTTTCAGACAGACGATATGAAGCATTAGATGGCCACCGTGATGCAGGGGCGGCCATTCATGTACACGGCAACCGTCGAAGTGCCGGATGCAACGGTCGTGGCGTTCGCGGTGCGGACACCAACGAACCCTTTGAACGCCGAGCCGGTGAACTGGACGCGCCCAGCCGTGCCGCTGAGATACACAGGCACGTTAGGAGCAGCCGCAACAGCGGTTTTCAGCGCCGTGCCGCGTCCACCCACCTGGAACCAAGTGTACTGAACGCTGGAGGCGTTTGAGGTAACCGAGTTAACAGCCAGCGCAATCGGAATACCGCTCGTGGTCGTGGTGCCCGCTGAAGTCGGTAGCGCCGCGATTTTGTAGTCCGATGGCGTGAAGCTGTAATACAGGCCAGCCGTGACGCTGGTCGAGGTCGGAACAGCGAGCAAGATGAACTCGCCATAACCGCCCGCGCCAGTCGCCGCCGCATTCGATGCAACATCGTATGCGGTAACGATCTCGCCAAGCTGCGCCTCGGTCGGAACGCTGGGGAGGTTGGAATTGCCCGGGGTGCCCAACGTGGTGTAAACCGCGAAGAGGTCCGGGATGCCGATGGCACGGCCCTGAGTGATGACGTAAGTCATAGTTTAATCTCCTTCTCTGGGTCCGTTACGCGCCGAGGTAGCCTTGCAGGCTGCGATTCGATGTCGTCATGTTCCCGGCAAAGCCGATCAATTTGACCATCGCGTCCTGATTGACCGCGAAGCGCTCATCGCCCAACGGGGAGAAGTTGCGATCCGCATGGGGGCGGAAAAACAGATAGTTGGTGTTGAGGAAGTACATGGTGTTGGACGGAGCCGCACCGCCGAAGCCGCCATCGAGCACCACGTCTGCTGTCATGTATTTCAGAGACGAAAAGCCCGCTTGCGCTTCGGAGTCACTGACAAGGCGCTGGATTGCCTGCAGGCTTTCCAGATAAAAGCGCCAGTAATTGTTGTCCGCAACGATAAGGTCCGGGGCATCCGCACCGCGAACAAGCTGAACCCAAACGCGGTTCATGTAGCTCTGAATATTCGCAGCCGATGCAGCCGAGCCGCCCGTGGTAGCGGCAGAGAACGCGACATTACGCCAGAAGGAATACGTGCTGGCGTTGATGCCGCCCACCGTGTTGGTGTTGGTGGACGGGACCAAAAGCTGAAGCCCGCCGATCTGGCGTCCGCCGTCCGCCGTGCCATCCGAGTAGATATCGACGGAGGTGTTGTTAATCATCGTCCGCTCTGCGTTGCCGATGCGGCTTTCGAGCAGGTCGATGATGGCACTCTCGCCCGAGTTCTGGAGCATTTCCAGGCCCGAAATCGAGACCGCAACCGCCGACTGGGCGTAGTTGTATTCCGCGCCCGTGAATACATCGGACGGAGCGATGTTCAGGGCTTCGTAGCCAGAATAGCGCTTGTAGGTTCCGTTTTCCGCGTATTCAAGTTCTTGGACGATGGTACGACCGCCAGAAACGGTCTTGACTTTGCCGCGCTTACGCAAACGATTGAGCAGCGCGGTATTCTTGGTTACGTTGTCGGCAAGCTTGCCGGTGCGGTTACGGAGCGTCGTAGTAACAATTTCCGTAAGCGTCGAGGATGGATTTACCAGAGCCATAATAGGCCCTCCTGTGGCTTATGCGGCCTCAGAGTCGCCCTTGTGCAGCGGCGAAATTGGCCGCGAGTTCATCGCGTAAGCTGCGTTCAGGATTGTGATTGGCTGGCACGGCAGCGCCGGGCGCACCTGTCACACTGACTGCGGCTCGTTTGGATTGCAGGGCTTTCGCCGCTGCATCGGCCTTACGCTTTTCATCAGCTTCGCGGATGCGTTGAGCCTCAAGAGTGGAGCGCACTTCGGCATTCGCCCAGCAGGCTTGATCGTAAGCGTCTTGCATATCCTTCGCAGCACCACCGGCGAGAAGTGCAGCCATGTGAGACGTCACCTTGTCGTAGTGCTCATGCTTAGGATCGGCAGCGAACGCGTCAACTTCGCGCTGCAGGGAATATCGCATTTCAGCTTCGCGGGCATCCTTCTCGGCCTGCCTATCGCGTTCCATCTGGTCCAAACGCTGTTGAAGCGTCTGCACCTTTGGGTCAATGTCGAAATTCGGCGCTTGCACCAATTGGTCAAGCGGAATGCCGAATTGCTGGGCCGTGGCGCGGAATAGAGCAACCTTCTGTTCCGGCGTGCCACGACGAAGCAAGTAAGCGGTGTTCAACAATTCCTGGACAGCCTTCTGTGGCGTCCCGCCTTCTGCCGTGATGATCGGCATGTAAGGGTTGATAATGTCCCGGAGAGAGCGACCGAACTGGCGTTCTTCGTCCTGCCGGGTAAAGCCTTTCTCAACGTCGCTTTCGCGCTTGGCAATCTCGGCCTGTATGTGCGGCGGCAGCTTGTCGAAGTCTGCTTTGGCTGCTGTAGACCACGACTGCGGAGCCTTCACAGAAGGCGTAGCGGCGGGCTTTGGCGGCGTTTCTACCTTGGCAGGCTCTTGTGGCGCGGCCTCGGGCTTTGCCGGTGCTGAGCCTTCCTTGGCGGCGAAGCGGCCCGATTCATCGCGGGGCCGATCTTCCTTTGGTGCTCCCGGCGTTTCTGCCGCTTCCGACTCTGGAAGGGCGCTATCCCGTTCCGTTACTTCCTTGAGGGCATTGGCAAGCTCATCGCGCAGGCTGATGGACTCAGTTTCCTGAGTTTCAGCCGGGTCGAGTTCCGGCAGCATCGATTCTCCTGGTGGTTAGTAGCCCTTGACCATGTGAAGGGCTTGCTTCAAATCGCGGCGAACGTCGCCTTGGTGGGCTGAGGTATCGAAACTGCGGGGCGTTTGACGCTCATTCCCGATTTCGATGTAGCCGTTACGCTTCAAAAATTCTTTGTGCTCGCGGCGGGAGCGGATCAGCGGGGCCTTGCCGTTCACATCGGCAGCAACCGCCATATAAGGCTCAATGTCCTTGATAAGCTGAAGGCCGACGCTTTGAGGGTTTGCGGGCTCGCGAGCTTCCCAGGTTTCATTGATCGGAACATCTGCCGGGTTAACCGGCTCAGGCATCTTAAGAACCAACTTGCTCACGTCAGCGCTCCTTCTGCAATCCAAGGTCATGCTGGGCGCGCAAGCTCATTTCATGCTTGGCAGTCTCGGCCTGGGCAATCATCCCAAGTTCGTACGCCTTCATGCGCTGGCTGGCTTCGATCTCCATCTGACGCAAGGCCCATTCGCCGCGCATCTTCAGCTCCTGAAGCTCGCGCTCGTATTGCGCTTTCTGCACGGCAACGCGCTCGTCAGATGCCATCTTGTTAGATGCCTGGGCGTTGTCGTTCTGTATCTTGGCGTGAGCCTGCTGCTGGTCAGCATTAAACTTTTGCTGATCCAACTGAGCTTGCGCCTGGGCCTTGATGGCATCCGGGCTTTGCTGCGGAGGGCGAGGCTGCGCTGCCGCCTGCTCCAGCTTGCGTAACGTCACGTTAAACGCGCTCTCAAGCTCTTTCCCAATCGGGAAGCGGCGAACACCAAACATGAGCATCTGAGCGAGAAGCGGGATCATATCGGGCTGCTGCTGTCCAGCCTGAACGGCCTGCTGCAAGAACCCGCCTGCCGCCGTCAGGAACTCTGTCGCGTCCTGCCGATCCTGCTGCTGATCGCCTTTGATGATCGAGTCGGTCTCGATGTCGATGCGAAACGAACGGACGCAGTTGTCGCGTATAAGCGCTTCCACCTCTTCCCATGTGGGGTCTTCCAACATGGTAGCGAGAGTATCTTGTTTGATCCCAGGCGGCGGCGGCACTTGTCCGCTTTGGATAGCTTGCTTTTGCTGCAAATTGTCGAACAGCCGGACGCCTGAGATTTGCTTAATCGTGTCGATGCTAAATTGCTTGCCGATGATCTGGGCAACGATGCGGACCAGATCGCGCGTGAAGCGCTGAACCTCCGCCTGCCTGTCACTCAGCCGCAACGTGGCAAAGTTCGACTTTATCTGCTGCGCTGTGGCAGTCTCTTGCGCATTCGATGCGCCGCGTAAAATGTCGGATAGGCCGGTAATCTCGTATAAGTCTTGCTTGACCTTCTCGCGGGCTTGGTAAAGCGCAATAAGCGCCTCGGTGATTTCCCTGATTGGCAGAAAGGACACAGCACCGTCGATGCCGCCCTTCTCCGCGAAGATTGCCCAGTTCTCAACCGGCAAAAGCTGGTTTTCAACGCCTTCCGCTAGGAGCCGCGTAAGCCCCTGTACGCTCGCGTCATAAACGCCCGCAACCTTGATCGCCTTTGTAATCGAGGCAATTCGCGCCGTAAGTTCGTCGATCTCCTGCGCCTGATCCTGATACTGCGCGTAATCGGGGGTCGGGATCAGGCTATCGTTTGCCAGATTGGTCAGGAGCGGGCGCGGGAACGGGAAGAAGTCTTCCAACTCCAGCGGATCGTCGCGCTCGTCCAAGAACTCGTTTAGGTCCTTGTGAAACCAACGAACCTTGCGGTCGCGCTTGTCCCATAGTTCGTAAATCGTCGCCTTAGCCTGCGTTTCCGCAATCTTGGCGTCATTCAGGTCTTTGGAGACATGATCGAGCGGAATAAGAGCGACTTTGGCCTTGGTGTAGGTCTCGTCAAAGCGCTCGTGCAGCTCGTCCTTGGCGAGGAACACGCGCCGCCAGCCGCACCACACTTCCTCCCACGTCCGCGCCACGTTGTGGCCGAAGTCCTGCCAATGCACGTAATCGGTGACGCATTCCTCGTAGTAAACTTCCTGCTTGGGAAGCGCGTCGCCTGTGTCGGCATCGTCTGAGGTCTGCGGGCCTTCGCCGCGAACTTCCTCTGAACCTGTTAGGTCCATGTCCCGGAAGTGTGGAACGTAGCGCACCCAGGCGGTACCGCGTCCGGGAAGCAGGTAATCAAACACGCATTGACGATTTGCGAGATGCGTTTTGTCCAAGGCGATAAAATACGATGTGCAGCGCTCCAGAACGTCCGCTGATACCCGTCCTAACGGGTCGGCATCCTTAAAGCGGCGCTCAATGTCGGGCTTTGCAGGCTTTGCATAGAGCGCTGGGAGCAAGGTTTGCGTGTTGCTCCAGAGCATGTTGAAGCGGTTAGAATTGCCGTCGCGAGGCGAACGCTTGTCCTTGTAGCGGCGAATTATCCGCTTGCCGCGCTCGTGCCAGCCCTGCGCTTCCTTATCGTAAAGCTTCACCTCAGCGACATAGGATTGAACGGTACGTTTACCGTTCGGCGCAGGCGCTTTGTCTGTGGCAGGCGAAGCGGTTTCAGCTTCCATCAGCCGATGACGATTGTCACGTTGAGGGCAGTGCCACCGATGACCGCATACAGGCCATTGGAATAGCACACGGGCAGCGGATACCAGTTCCCAGCCGCGGGCGTTATTGCGCCCGTAATTGGCATGGTCGTGGTCGTGGTCGCGGAGTCGTAAAACTGGATTGTACCGGACGTGCTGGAATTAACGAAAAAGCCCATTAAGCATCCGGACACGCCTTTAACGTTAGCCGTGGCCGTGATGTTCACGGGGACGCCCGTCAACGATGACTGTATTCCGGCCATGAGCTAAATCCTTTCGTATTTGCGCCCTTGCTGCTCGGGCCAGAAAATCTCGTGCGCTTTCATGTCGTGCAGGAAGCGGTGAACTGAATCGACCTCAACCTCTGCCGGGAGCTGCCACACTTGCGCGATGATCTCGAAAGCGTCCGCCGCGTGGGACGCCCAATCGTGGCGGGGCTTGGAACGAAACGTTTTCTTGTCCTCATCCCACTCGAATTGGTACTGGCGAAGTGCGCTCAGCCCCATCTCGCACTTGGTTTCATCGAACCAACAGCGTTGAATCGTCTTGCGCGTTGCTTCGATGCTGTTCTGCTGTGACGTGGCGGGCACCACGTACATCTTCACGCCGAGGGCGAACGCCTGCTGAACTATCGACCGCCCACCTGCGGCTAGAAGCTCGTTCGCGGCATCGTGTGGGACGTAGTGTTTGCCGTAACGGTAGCCGCGCTCTGCGGCTCTGAGGCGCACCAACTCGCAGTAATGCGGGATCGCTTCGCCTGCCGCCTCGTAGTAATCGACTATGCGGATTTCACCGGGCAGCGATTGCCAGAACCAAATGGCCGTGGAGTCGTCAAAGCCCAAATCCCACGATGTATTAACGGGCACACCGGGTAAGGCATCGACTGCACCGATGCGGCCAGACTTCTGAGCGTCCGCGACCCACTTGCCATAAACCGCGCCTGTAATGGCGGCATCAAATGAGCACTCGTATTCCTGATCGTACTCGTTCTCACTCATTAACACGCGCTGAAAGGCTAACTCCTTCGGCGGGATGATGCCGCTCTCGGACGCGCGCAGGATATTCACATACCAATCTTCCGGATTGGCCTTGGCCATCTTGACCAGATCGCCCAAGAGATTGATCCAGCCGCGCGGCGTGCCTGATGCGTCAAGCCATCCGTTGTAGTCCGCCAGCGTCGGCATGATGACCGTTGTCAGCGTCGCTCTAGCGATGCCCTGGGCCTCGTCCGCAACAACCCCGTCCCAATACACGCCGCGCAATGACTCGGCATTGTCGGCCCCGTGGAGGGCTATCAAAGCGTTATTATGCGGGAATGTGATGGAGAGGTCTGTTTGGTTGACCTTCGCGCCTATGTCGATAAGCGGGCGCGCGTAATGCTGCAGGTAGAGCCAGGCAATATCTTTGGCTTGCTTGCGGAACGGGGCAACGTAGGCAAAGCGGCCCGGAGGATACGGCCTGCTCATTTCCACCGCAGAGCGGATCAGGCGATTGATGCGGGCTACGGTCTTTCCCGCACGGCGATGGCATACCGAAACGGAAAAGCGCTTTTTGTTGTCGTGATAGCCTTGGAATGCTTCCCGTGGTTTGTACGGGATGATTAGGCGGCGGGCCAGCTACCGCTCCCAGCTCACCACGATTGCGCCGCCGTCCTTGCCGGTGAGTTGTACCGATGACAGATCGGGCACAGCCTTACGCAAAAGCACCTCTACGGCGCGCACTTGCGTCTGTGTCATTTCCACCTTGCCAAGCCCATGATTTTGCAAGCGATTTATGAGCTGGGTGGTCTTGATCTTTTCGCGGGCTTCTTCAATCAGCATCGCGTTGCGTTTGGTCTTCGCCATTACACAACCCCAATGCCATATTTGGCAAAGATCGGGGCCAAGAACTCTGGCTTAATCTCGCGCCTGATGATGGCTTCCCGCTCATGCGCGTGCATGCGTTTACCCCTGCCCTTGCCCACGTAGAACACGCGCGAGGTTCTAGGGTCTACGAGTTCGTAGACGTAGTATTTCATTGTTGCTTTCCAGTGTGGATGGAGCAGTTAATTGTCGGAAGGTACTCGGAGCGCTGAGACCCATCTATTCCCGTCGCCGAATGAGCGGCCAAACCCACCCCACCCGACTGCTTCAGGCGTTTCACGCTGAAGTCGCGTTGTGATTGAGAAACCGCACGCCTTACCTTGGGTGGAAGCGCGTCAAACATGCGCATCCGCTTCGCGGCGCCTTTGTCTGGGGGCTCGGAAGAATTGGCAAGGTGTGGGGATTTTTTGAACATGCGCCGCACTTCGTGGCACGCAGCATCAAGCGCGCACCACGGCGGAACGCTCAACATCTAGCACGGGATGGCCTACCGCATCAAGCATAATTCTCACCCGATCTGCTGAGGCCATGCGGACAAGAGAGCCGCCATAGGTGGCGAAAGGCCCGGCTGTGATTTTGACCCTTGCGCCCTTTTCGATGGGCTCAAATGTGATGGCCTTGTCGGCAATTTGGGCTGCTGCAATGGCCATAAGTTCGGTCTGTATTTGAGAGATGAAATCGCCCCGGATCGGGGATGGGTTGCCAAGCAGCCGGATCACGCCCTTCAGCCGGGATATGCCAACCCACTTGAGGTCTGCGCTGGTATCGAATTGGGCGAAGATATAGCGGGGGAATAGCGGGACGCGGACTTCAACCTGTGGCCGCGCGTGCTTGGACCTATCGACGGTTTGACGCCCATAGGTGGGGAAATAGCTGGTTAGTCCCAACTGGGTCAAAGCTTGGTGGACTTCAGGCTCGGACCGGGCCTTCGTTTCGATAACGTACCAGTTGAGCATCAAAAAGCCTTTTCGTTGGGGTTAATAGCCTGGCTCTGAATAGTCCTTCGTCTTCGTGTACCACGCTGAATTACTCGTCGGCTCCCGCATTGCCTCTATGGCGGCGCGAGCTTGGTTTTCGTAGCTGCGAGACAAACAGGCTTGCGCATGACCGCGCCCATAAAGGCACCCATATGGGCAACACACAACCCTCGCCACCTTCTCCACCAAGCTCATACGTTCTTCCTCTGAAAATAATTACGTTAGCCGGTTGACAACCCGGTTTAGCCGGTTTACATTCCCATCATCAACAACGGGAGACGGACACATGAGCAACCTCAAATTCTTCTGGAACGGCATCAAAGGTTCGGACGGCAAGCTTCAGCGGGCGCACATTTGCGAAGGCGAGCTGATTAGCTACCCGAAGGGCACGGTCACAATTTACGCTCGCGGGTGCAGGTTCTCGGCTGAAGTGGCGCAATCCTTCCGCGTTGATAACGATACGGACAGCAGCACGGATTATTTTGAATATGACCGCATCCGCGTCACCCCTTCGCACCCGCTGTACGCGGCAGTGAAGGCGGCGGCGGATAAAGGCGAAGCACGCCGCAATGGAAGGGGGGCATGATGGCGCGAGTTTCGGTTTACACGGTTGGCAAACAGCCGTGCCAAGACTTCCTGCGTGGTGATTCAAGCTCGCCATACCTAGAGCCGGGAAATCGCCGCAACACGCATCAGTGCCCGGTGTGTGAGGGCAGGCGTGCATGGTGCGATAACAGCCTCAGAGCAGCTCAAAGGTTTATTATTGCCACACTGACCACCACGAACACGGCTGGGAAACCTGCAAGGACGAAGCGTACCGCGCCCGTGAGGAAAGCGATGATCGGCCAATGTTCGGCTGGCCTGAATGGATTGAGGCTCCGAGAAAGGAGTAACGATCAAATGAAGCCACCCATAGAATACCGCCGCAAAGCCCCACAGAAGCCCAAGGAGCCGCCCGCTAAACCGGGTGGCCGTTGGGTATGGGTGCCTGACGGAATGGCCGTAGAAACCCGCGACAAAGCCTCCAGGCGCGAACGTATGCGCGAGTACATGCGCAAGAGGCGAGCGAAGGATCAAAGCTGACATTTCCATTCCTCTGTGGGATGGGTGAGATCATTCGGCGGCTTAAATCAGACCCTTGGCCTGCATGAGACGTGCGAGCGATTCCTGGCGTTCTTGCGCAAGCGATTTTTCCAGTTCGATCATTTCCGGCGTCATCACCAGCGGCGGGCGTTCCAGGATTTCCTCTTTGAGCGCCGCCAACGGTTTCGGCCTGCCTGCCGTGATAGTCTTCCGGCTTAAGGCCAGCATTTGCTCAACGCGGTCGCGCGTGGGGCCGGTGGGCAAGTCTTGCAGCAGCTCGTATCGGCGCGGCTTCGGGTCCGCGAACGGGCTCTTGCACGCTTCCCGAAGTTGTCCGGGAGAGGGAAAGAACTTGTTTGCCGGATTGTCGCGATAACGGCGGCATCCCTCGCGAATTTGCGCAAGCGAAAGCCCTTGAAGGGACTCGCAAAAGTCTGCCGATCTACTGGCAATCTGCGCTTCAGAAAGGGCGTTGTGATAGTGAAACGCAAGCCTAGTCAGCTCCGAAATTATCTCGCGCGGCTTGGCGCTGTTCAAGAATTGCGACGGCAAGCGCCCCACCGCCGACAACGGCGTCGTGGGTCGGTTTTTGGGCTCGTCCATTGGCGGGCTTCCTCGGATTATAGGTCATGGTTCTCCGGTACCAAGTCCGCCATTTCGCTTCCCAATCGAGCGCGGTTTCACCCTTGGCGATGTTGTGGTCCCGGAAGTTTTGGGCCTCATCTGCCACGGTCGCGCAAAGGTCTGACCGGCCACGCTCGGTCCAGAACTCCACCGCCGCTTCGAATTGGGCTTGGGAAGGGAAGTTTTCAGGAATGCGCATTGCCCGCTTGGGCGCGCTACCATCCGAACGAAGTGAGGATGGTTTATTGTTTGAATGATTGAATGTTTCTACTTTGTCGCGGTCCTGTCGCGATGGTGTCGCGGTAGTGTCGCGGTTACTGTCGCGTTCGCTGTCGCGTTTTTCTCCAGCGCCTAGTTGGTACTCATTATATTTGCTGATTAAATAGACCTTGCTGCCGTCGCGCGAGGTGTCGCGGATCATGTCGTACTTTTCGAGCGTCTTTAAAAACCGTTCCACACGCCCCGGAAGCCAATCCCACTTGCGTTCAAGGAAGCGAATCGAATGGCAGAACTCGCCACGCTCAAGCGATACAATGCGCCCGCAGTCGCCATGCTTATAGGGCTTCCATGCCGCCGCAGAGAGCAGCCACATCCACGCCTCGCGCTTCGTGAACGGCTCTTTGCAACTCAGGACCGGATGGTCCCAAATGTCGCGCGCAACAGAGAATGTGCCCCAGTCAGACACGCCTACGCCCTCGCCTGCGCTGCCTTGCGTTGCGCCCTCTCCCTATTCCGCCTCATTTGCTCGCGCTCCATGTGGTCATAGGCACAGGGCTTGCAGCGTTTGGCGGGGCCATGCTTGGGAAAGCTTACCCCACAATCGGAGCATGTGGCGCGGGCCTTGGAATCGTGGACGGTCATGGCTCGCCTATACGGTTTGATTCTGGATGCCGATGTTGTGACGGCGGGCGGTGCCACCAGAGAACTTTGCCCGTCGAGCCCATTCGCGACCAGAGCCGCGTAGGAGCCCTTCAGGCTGGCGTATGTCCGAAGGTAGCAGGACTGCACGCATAGGCGTGGGCGGGCTTCTGCGGGGCTCTGGTGAGCCTTCCCGGCGCTTGGGCATGGGCTTTGGCTGGGGAGGGATAACGATGAAGAATTGCGGGCGCATCGGCGGCCCTTGCACTTCCACTGCCTTCAGCTCTTGAAGCTTTGCCCGAATGATTGCCAAGTCCTCGGCCATCTTCGGTTTCAGCTTGCGCCTGCAAGCGTGCAGGACCGTGGTATGATCCCTGCCGCCGTGCATGTCGCCAATCTTGGGCAAGGACACGCTGGTAAGCTCGCGGCACAGGATCATGCTAATCTGACGCGGTACGGCAATTGCTTGGTTGCGGCGGGGGCCAAGTAATTTTGACCTGGGTATGCCGAAATACTCTCCAACGGTTTTCTGAATCTCTGAAATAGTAATCATCTGCCTGCCATTAATCTGTTGAGTGGAATTGGTTTGATGAACTGCGGCTGTGGTGCAGCCGGTTTCGGTGCGGGTTTCTCGGGCTTGGCCTCTTGCGGGGGTGTCAGGCGGTAAACCCCAACGGACACCCTCTGAATCGTGCCCGCTGCCGTGAGCTTCTTAATCGCCCATTCGATTGCGTCGGGATGCTTGGGCACCCTTTCGCAAATCTGCTTTAGGCTTGCTTCCCTGCAGTTTGTCAGAAGGGAAAGCACGTACTCGCGGGCGGTGGTGGGCCTCATAGGGGCATAGCCTCCTGCTTTAGGGGCTTGGGCTTCTCTATGAAGAAATCAGGCTGCTTGAGAGCAGCAGAGACGCGCTGGCAGGCCACGTCAAAGTAACGGGCGTCTTGCTCTATCCCGATGAAGGAACGCCCGCGCTGGGCCGCTGCCACGCCTGTCGTGCCAGACCCCATAAACGGGTCGCAAACCGTGTCACCTTTGAAGCTGAAAAGCTCGACCAACTCGAACATGAGCGGCAGCGGCTTTTGCGTTGGGTGAACAGATCCGCCCGGCGTGTTCTTGTTATGCGTGAAAGTCCCAGGACGCCCGCCACCGTTCCAGCGCGAATGGCCTGCTCCGCACCATGCGGAGACAAGCATTTCAAAACCAACGCTCGGACCCTGCCCGTTGAACTGAGGCATCGCGTCTGGCTTGATCCAGACCATCGCCCGCTTGTATCGAGCGCCAGCCGCTTCGATGGCGTCGCGCCAAGCGCGGACGCCCTCTGCCATGCAGAACAACAGTAGCCACCCGTCACACGCCGCGACGGCTTTAATCGCAACATCTGGGCGCATATCGTCCACGGCATCGAAGTTAATTTCTTCGTGGCGGACATGAGACGATGGCGCGTTGCGGCTTAGAACTCCCCATTTATTCTGCATAACCGCCTCATAGGGCGGATCGCTGATTATGTGGGAGACCTTTCCTAGCGTAGGCAGCACTTCGCGGCAGTCCGCGTTGAAAAGCTCGATACCGTCTGCCAGCACTTCTTTGCGGAAGGTCATTCTTTGGTCGCCATTTCCGCGCCGAGTGCGAGATAGCCCACGCCATCTAACCAGCCGTCGCTTGAACTGGAATCGTGCGCTAGGCGGGCAATCTTTAGCCCCGCCATCATCAACGCAACTTGCTCGGGACGAATGTAGGTGTCGAGAATTGCGGTCCAGATCGCTGCAATCCGCGCGAAGTTTTCCTGCGCATCGCCGTAACTCTCAGCGCGGTCGCGCGTTATCAAAGCCTGTGCAGCCGCTAGGACTTCCTCACGCTTCATCTGCGCACCACTTCGGTAATCTTAACGCTGGGGTATAAAGCTTCGACGAGCTTGACCTTGATCCGGTGCATCGGCTCCTTGCGTGTGCCGGAAGACTTCACGTCCTCAACGACATATTCGCCGCGTGCGTTATTGCTAGGCCGGGAGAAATAGCGGAAGTCGCCCTTCCAAAATCCGATCTTCTGCCCGTTCACAACGAGGTCAAAGCGTGGCTGCAATTCCAGATCGGAAATCTCGCCAGAGCGCTCAAGCATTTTCAGTTCGCAATAGCGGTTAGCCTCCCGCTGCGATTGGAACCAATGCCCGTCCACCTGAACGCGCTTGGCTGTTGCGTACCTACTCTTGCCCAAGTCTCTCCCCCTCTAGGTGTGGGCTAGGAATTAATTCGGTCTTGGAAAGACGATTTGCGTCTATCTGATTTATCGGGTTGGGTGTCGATGGATTTGAGGGCGTTCATGTGCTGGACATCGCGCTCTAAGGCGGCGTGGAGTTCGCGGGACTTGCGGGCTATGCGAGTGGCGGCGGAGATCATCAATCCAGCCCCCGCATGGAATTTTCGTTTTCTTGCCAGCGCGCGAGTTTCGTTATTGCCGCGACGATCTCGGGCGGATAATTCAGTTGACCGCCGCAATGCTGGACGAATGCCGCCAGAAATTCCGGATCGTTCCGCGCCCAATTAACCATGTTGTCGAAGCTGATTTTATTGCGGCCTTGACGGAAGTTCTCGAATGCCCGCTCCGACGTGCCCGCAAGCTCTGCGCCCTCCTTTGCCGAGTACCGGCGCGCTTGCTCCTTGAGCCAGTCTTGGTTTTCCCGCTCAGCGGGACGTACAGAGATATTCCGAAAATCTCCCCGAAATGTTCGGTCAGTTTTCCCGAGTGAACTCACCATTGTTTCAGCGCTATCAATTGCGGGCAAAACGACATGAGGCTTAGCTTGATACCGGCTACTGGCTTTGCATTGAGCGCTAGCAACTCTTTTCGACTGTCCAAGCTCAGTGCTGAACAGGCCAGCAACGCATACCGCGCGTGTCCTTCCACGCCGCTCTCTCATAAAGGGGGCGCTATGACCGGAACGCTGCGTCAGGGGGGCTGTTGGAACATTCCGGCCATAGCTATCGCGGCGGGTGCGGGCGAGTTCTTTAGAGGCGTTCCGGTTAGACCATGCAAAGGCAAAGGACCCGCTAGGGGCCAAAGCTTGCTGGGAGAAGCGAGTAAGCCGGGATTTACGGCTTGCGACACGGAGAGGCGACCGCGAGGCCGTTGGGTACGTGCTACGGCACTGCCGCATTTGCGGGCTGTGCAATCCGGAGAAGATGCCGCCGCCAGAGTAGGTCACGCGGTCCTCCGCTCGATCCAGAACCGTGGCGGGATGCCGTATGCGTCCTCAAACTCGATTGCTTTTTCGAGCGACGGCGTGCGGTTTTTCCGTGCCAAGTCGCATGCGTAGCCAGCGCTCAAATCCACCTTTGAGGACAAGAGCTTGGCGAATTTCGTCACGTCGGACGGTGGTGTGAAGCGTTTCGACATGAGCGAAATTTCGCATACTGCGAAACACAACGCAAGACTTTTTTCCGCTATGTGCGTTGGGACGTGCCGGACCCCGGCGAGTCATCCTTGGCGTATGGCGAAAAAGCAAAAATTCAGATGGTTTGCCCGAGAGTGGCGTAAGCACAACAACCTAAACCTTGAAGCCGCCGCCGACCGGCTGGGCATGTCTGTCGGTTACCTCAGTGACCTAGAGAAGGGTAAGCGCCGGTTTAACCAGGACCACCTGGAGGCAATGGCCGAAGCCTATAACTGCACGCCCGCAGACCTTTTAATGCGCGATCCGACCGCGCCAAACTCCATATGGTCCATATGGGACCAGATAGCCCCGACTGAGCGGGAAACCGCTGTGCGCGTCCTGCAGGGCTTCGTGAAGAAAGCCTCTAACGGCTAATACCCCTCTATAGCTGCCGGTAGGCTGGGCTTGCGTCCGGCTGCAATTATTTTTCGCATTGCGCGAAAATAGTTCTGGACAGGTGTTTCGCTATATGCGAAAGTCCATCTCACCAAACAGGGAGACGGACAATGGCTACCGCCGAACTACTTGCCGCACTGAAGTCCGCGGAGGGCTATCTGCTCAACGCCAAGATTGACCTGGAAACCGGCGCTCCGAAGCGCACGGCAATCACGACGATTGAGGGCGGGTTGAAGTTGGTTCGCGCCGCCATCGCCAAAGCGGAGGCCCGCTAATGTCCTCCAAACTTAGCCTCACTCTTTCCCGCCTGTCAGATACGGTTTCGCCGCGCTTAGCCTCTGCTGCTGCAAACCTTCGCTCTGAAGCTGAAGTGCGCGCTACCCGTATTGCCGCGATGGTGAAAGCCGCCAACACGACGGCAGACAGCCTCAAGTGGCTCTCAGGCAATACCGGCGATGTGTTCCTGAACGTGTTCAAGGACCAATTCAGCGGAACGCGCGTCGATTGGTACGGCACCGCGCACGAGGCCCGTGAACATGCTGCAGACGGCTACGACGAACGCGAGCCATCCGGCGATTACCTTAGCACCATCGTTCTGAGCCCGGATGGAACTTGGCGCGAAGAATACCTGTTCCGCTCATGAGCGGCGAAAGAAACCCTCTGCTGCATCGTGTTTGCAGTGTTCATAGCGTGGATATTTGGGAGGCACTAATGCGCGGCAAAATCGACATGTGGCATCACGAATTTGTTGAAGATTACCACGCCCCTCTCCCCTCCCAAGATAAGCCTTGGGATATGGCGAGATATGCGGTTGTCGCGCTTTTGTGCCTCGGAATGGTCGCACTAGGATTTTGGAGCGTGGGAATATGAACGTCAGAACAGCGGCACGCGAACTGCGCGATCAGTATTGTGAGAACGGTACGGCTGCCATGGAATTTGGCGGGACCATCCACTCGCTTTCGAGCGCTATCGGGCATCTGAAGGAATTGGCCGGGAGGCATCCCGCCGTTGCACGCCATTATGCATCATTCCTTTCCGATCTTTCGGACGAACTGGCCGAAATGGTGGGGAAGATGGAAGGCAAGCTAGAGGCTGCAGAATGAACCCGTTTGAACGCCACGGCATCAAACATCTAAGCCCTTCATCACTGAACAATTACGCGGTTAACCCGGCTCTGTGGGTAGGTAAATATCTGCTCGGATGGGAGGACGATTTCGGCCCCGCAGCGGCCCGTGGAACGGCGGTAGAGGCGGGACTAGACCACTGGCTATATCAGCGCGACCCTGAACTTGCCATTCAAGCGGCGTGGCAGAAATTCGCCACAGAGACAGGTGGCGTTGTAGACGCAGAACACGACACAGAGCGGGCCAATCTTGAGCCGATGCTATTGCAGGCAATAGAGGCTCTTAAGGATTTTCCGCCGCCCAATGCGCGCCAGCTTCGCCTGGAATACTACGCAAACGGCGTTGAAGTTCCTATCATCGGGTCTACCGATTACGAGTGGAACGAATATGGCCTGGACCTCAAGACCACCAAGGCTTGCCCTTCGGCCATTAAAGCCGACCACGCGCGGCAAGTGGCGCTGTATTCCACGGCGAAAAAGCGCCCGTGGAAGGTGTTGTATGTGACCGCAAAGAAGTTTGCGCTCTATGACCTAAGCGCCGACGATTCCGCGATGCATCTGCGCGACCTTGAACGCGCCGCCCGATCTGTCCGTCACCTTCTGAGCCGGTCTGAGGATGGCAGGGACGCCATGCGCTTCTTTGCCTTGGATCGAGAAAACTTTCGCTGGTCACCTGAGACTTACAAACTGGCTGTGGAGGCCGCGTAATGATTGCCGCACATGCCGCGACGTTCGTCCGCTTTATGACGCATGTCCAGGTCGGCAAAGCCGCTGGCGACTGTTGGATATGGATCGGAAACAAGCCGGATGGCCGATACGGTCATTTCTCAGTCAATGGGCAGATTGTTAAGGCGCACCGATGGATTTACGAGCACTTATATACCGTGCCACCGGACGGCATGGTTGTTCGCCACAAGTGCGACAACCCGCAATGCGTGAACCCAATTCACCTTACGGTCGGAACTCCTGCCGATAATACTCGCGACAAATTCGAGCGTGGCCGGGCTCCAGATCGGCGCGGAACAAAGCACCCATTGAGCAAACTTACTGAAGAGCAAGTCCTTGAGATACGCCGCTTGGCCTCATGCGGCGCAACACAAGCCTATCTGGCTGGCTTGTTCAATGTTGCGCGCGGGCAGATCGGAAAGATCGTTAATCGTGAAAACTGGAGGCACATCTAGAGATGTTTACGGACGTGCAAAAATCTGCACTGCAATCCCCGCTTGCCAGAAGCAGCGTAAAGACGCGCACGCAGGCGGGGCGTGAACTGAGTTACATCGAATCGTGGTTTGCAATCTCTGAAGCTAACCGAATTTTTGGCTTTGACGCTTGGGACCGCGAAACCGTTTCGATGGTCAAGCTTGGTGACCCATACGAGAAAGACGGGAAATGGTACGTCGCCTTTATGGCGCAGGTGCGCGTAACTGTGAGGGCTGGTGATACCGTTATATTGCGAATGGGTAGCGGTTACGGCTCTGGCGTCTCAAAGAACATAGGGGATGCGTACGAGAGCGCCCTAAAAGAAGCTGAGAGCGATGCTGCAAAACGCGCCCTTATGACGTTCGGCAATCCGTTCGGCCTTGCGTTGTACGACAAAGAGCAAGCCGGTGTTGTGGACGATACGCCGAAAGCTGCGCCAAAGACCACGACGCCATTTCAGCCGCCCGCCAAAGAGCCGTCCAAGGTTGAGATATTCCTAAAGCGCAAGAGCCTCACCATTGCCGTTCCCGGCATGAAACTAACACCTCCTAAGCCCAACTATTCGGCGTGGGCGGAATCCATGCGTACCGCAATCGACGCCTGCCGGGACGAACAAACGCTGACAAAGCTTTGGGCCGATAACGGCGACCAAGTTACCGCCCTTCGCAGGGCCAACCCCGATTTACACGATGAGACAGAGCGCTATGCAGATCAGCGACGCTACGACCTCACCCAACCTGTAACCATCGCAGCGGAGTAACGACACAATGGCGAGTAATGAATTTTGGGACTGCACGGCTTGGACGGAAACCAAGAACGGGAAGAAGCTGGGAACGCGGATCGGCTATGCCAATCAACGCGACGATGGCGGGTTCTTCGTTACGCTCGTAGCCAATCCGGTTGACGGCAAGTTCACGATTGCGCCCCGCAAAGAGCGCAAGGACGGAGAGGAAGCGCCGTTCTGACATGCGCGCCGAGTTTACTAAGCAAACCAAGCGTGACGCGCTAAAGCGCTCGGGCATGAAGTGCGAGGCTTCCGGCGCAATGTTTGGGCTTGATCCGGGAAGGCATTGCGAAACATCGCTAGGGAACGGCGTGCGCTTTGAACACGTCGATCCTGACGCTAATTCCAAGGATAACAGCTTGGAGAACTGCCTTGCAGTTTGCCCGAAGTGCTGGCGCTGGAAGACAGACCATTACGACAAGCCGCTAGTCTCCAAGACGAAGCGGCAACAGGACAAGCACTTAGGCATTCGCACGACTTCTAGGCCGATGCCTTGCGGACGTAACAGCGATTTCAAGAAGACGTTTAGCGGAGAGGTAGTGCGGCGATGAGCAACGAACCGCTATCAGAGCAGCTATTCAAAGCTGGGACGGCATGGGCAGACAAGAACGCCGCCGCCGATCTGCTTGAAGAACTGAAAAGCGCAACCCTCGCGGAATGGTCTAGCGAAGTTAAAGGCGTGGCCGTCAACCGTGCTGAAATGCAGATCAAAGCCTCTGCCCGTTGGCACGCCTACCTCAAAGACATGGTGAAAGCGCGGCACGATGCGAACCTCGCGAAGGTGCGGCTCGAATACCTCAAGGCCCGCTTCCAAGAATGGCAATCGGCAGAAGCTAACCACCGCGTCCAGGCACGCGCTTAATCGCCCCCCATACCAGATGAGACGGAGAGAAGACCTTGGCGATCACTGCACCAAGTTTACCGCAA